CATGAATGCAGAAAGAATTCTATCAACTTCAGGTTGTTCTTGAGGATGTCTTGCCCTCCGATACCAATAGGGTGAAAAAGCAATTGCATCCATTTTAGGAATCATGTAACAGTTAACATCAATGAAGTTGTCATTAATAACTGATTTCCATTTACCAAGAGATTCACAATCATCATTACAAATGAATTTACCATCTTGATCTACAATCTTTCGAAGTGAATATGCCCATTGATTGCCAGCAAGAATCTGTTCAACGAGTCTTTCGACATGATTAAGTTCAAACCAATTGTCTTCATCTAGAAAACAAATAAAATCACCTTTTGCAACGTATGACATTGCACCATAGATTCGATGACCATTGTATTGATCTTTACCGGTAGCGTAGGGTAGTGTAATTACGTTAGCAGTGGATCGTCGAAGATATGGCATAGCAAGATGCTCTCGTTCTTTACCATCAATCACAACAAGATGTTGGATATTCTTGTATGTCTGTTTATTAACTGATTGAATAACTTGTCGTAGTGTTGAACTACCAGTCGTTGGTGTAATCACCGTTATCAAAGGATCCATAATAAAACTCCATATTTAAGATATCTTTACAAAAACTCCGGAAGACTCTGTACTAGATGCTGCATATCCTATAATTTCACGCAGTATTCTTTCCTTAGTTTCATCATTCAATTTACTAAATTCAGCCAAAGTCTGTAGAGTTAAGTATTTCGAATAGTTCCAATCATTAGTCTGCAACATTGGTTCATCTACTTTAATTTTTATTTGATTAGCATATGCCGCAATACTAACTCCAATTCCAAGTCTATCTTTTTTAACTCTTTGTGTAACACTTATAGCATTAGCAGCATCTAGATCTACTTTACCAATCCTCTTGAAGATTGATGCGACTTGTCCACCTCCAATTTTTCCACCAGAAGCATATTTTCCTTTTATCTCACCTTGCCATGAACCAGTGTCTGAAAATGATCTAAATTGAATCGACATATTTGGATCATCTTTGTAAGCAAATAAAATATATCCATCTTTAGATTTATTAGAAACTTTAAAAGATTTGAATGTTGTTACAGTTGCTTTTCTTTTATAATTAAAAATTTCATCGTGTACTGTTGGGCCGACTTTTTTAAGTGATACGCCAATAACATCTCTAGATTCATAAAGTTCTGTAACTAGATGATTTAGAGATGCAAATGATTGATCTATCGGAGAACGTTCGATTATCCTTTCACCATTCGTTGTCATTAACCAAATATCTGCTGGACTCCATTTGTTAATATTAGCGAATAACTTTTCTTTTTTATTTGCAGTTAGAAACATTTTGTTAATTTTATCAACTAATTTTGATCCTCTATGAAAGGTGTACTTATTTAAATTACTTTTAAATTGATCCATCCCTCTCATGTAATTTGCTATTCTAATTGACGAATCGACCCAATCGTCTGGTAATTTTTCAATTATTTTATCAGTCGTGGCATCAGTAAAACATTTATATTTTACATCTTTATAATAGTTTATGAAGTCATCAAATGATTCTAACTTTTCATTAAATGCAATTGCTGTATACCAACATTGTGCAGATTCAGCGAGTTCTGTAACCTCTGCTCCGGCACCAGATCCACCACCCCCCGATGATTGCTTAAATACAATCGTTACACTTTTACCTTCTGGTGTTTTTATTTTTGTTACATTGAACGAAGACCTATCTTCCTTTACATCATCATAGGGAAATTTGTTCTTATCAAAAAAAGCATACAGATCTGCTTTGACTTTTACCCTATCATCAACGTTAACGGTAATTATAGATGCATTACCATTAACCAACAAGGTCCCACTATAAACACCTTTTATTAACTGTTTAATGTACTCATTCGTGGATGACATTATATAATATCCTGTAAATTAAAATATTTATCTCATGATATCTATATCGTGATCATTCGTCCAAACTTCCAGTTTGTTCCTCAAACGACCCTCAGTCTTCAACGATTCATATCGATTGGTAGCCTTTTGTTTCCACCACTGCACAATCTTCTCAAGTTCAAACTTGTCGTAATTTTCTTTATCTTTGATGAGTGTGTCAGTCTTACAATTAACATAATCGATATAGTTTGAAAAACCATAGTTAGAAATATAGTATCTTTTCTTTTCAGTCAGACTCTTTGCTTTTTCGATTGTTGCGTCGAATTCATCAGCCGCAGGTGTTCCTTTGAGTGCAGCCTTAGTTAAAGATATGATCGACATCGTTATCGTTAGTTTCTTACTAGAAGTCTTTTCTTCAACTAGTGGTCCGACTTTAGAATATACGAAATCACGAAGATCCGAATATGATTTACCATGCATCATTGGTAGAAAATTAGAATCAGTCAAACCTTTGTATCTCACATAAGGTTTCATTCCATCATACTGAGATACTTGTTTTGAAGATCCATACAAACTAGTTGTTTCAAACAAACACAAATTCATATCATATTTCTCGTTGACAATTTCACGCACGGCGTGTGAACAACAAATTGCAGCAAGAAGTTTACCACCCAAGTAATTAAAACCAAAAGGTTGACTAGGAACAATAGCAAAACCCATCATTGCAGATCGATTAAATCTTTTATTCCACTCAGATTTCTGTGTAAACACTTGAGATAACATTTCGTTTCTAGGTTTACAATTAATTACAGGTGAAGCGAGTCGAATGAATCCTAGAAACTTATCTGTGTTCTTTTCTTTGATTGCAAATTCAATTCTTCGTCCAACTGGACTTGCGTTGACATGTGAAGATGTAATACTAAGTAGTGTTTGCCATTGTATGGTCGGTATCTGACAAACTTGGATGTCCATATCATTTGGATGCATCGAGAAGTCTGAGAACAGGTCATCTTCTGGAGGAAACAAAGATTGAGGAATCGATGACAATGAATTGATCTTTTGATCTCTCATGTACTCATCGATTCGATCAAAATTTCCAAAATAGTTTTGGAATGCTTTAGAACAAACCAAAGCATCATCATGAGTCAATTTCATACTTTAAATCCAGAAAAGTCTTTCTTTTTAAATTTATTTTGTTGTGGTTGATTGTCTTGTCTGCCAGCATCAGCAAGTCCATCTTGCGCTGTCTGTTCTACATCATACAATTTCATCCTTGACCTGTCAACACCAATAACAAATCTTTTGAATGCAGTTGGATCAGAATATCGATTCTTCAACTGCTTCACCATGATTTGACCGAGCGCTTCAAGTTCTTCTGACGTAATCAATGCAAACATTAGATCCGCGGTCGCCGGCAAACCAAAACTCTCACTTGTATCCTCGAGTCCTGGGTCGGATGAAGTAAAACCAGATCTTGTTGTTTGTGTAGCAGAAACAATTGGGACTCCATACTCAACGGCAAGTCCTCGCAACTCTTCTGCAATAGACTTGACGTATGTATACGAGTTAATATTGGAGCCAGGCTTAATACGAGAACTGCAACAGATATTAAGATAATCAATGAAGATAATATCGGGTACAAATGACTTTTTAAGGTTGAGTTCATTTAGTAAAGTTCTAAAGTGTGTTGTTGATGCAGATGCTGTAGGATACTCTTTGATGATCAACTTACCAGTGGTCATATCTTTGACACGTTTGACTTTACGTTCATACATATCGCGAGGAAGTTCCATCAATGCATCAATAGATACATTCAATAGATTTGCATCGATTCTCTCTGCAATCTTTTCTTCGGCCATTTCAAGAGTGATGTAAAGGACATTCTTACCTTGTGCCATAGCGCCAGCAGCCACATGGCACATAAACAAAGATTTACCAACTCCGGTGCCAGCAAGGGCAATATTAAGTGTCTTGGCAGGAAGACCACCCTTTGTGATTTTATTAAAGTATTCGAGGTCAAATGGAATTCGTTCCTCTTTTCGATGATAAAATTCATATCGTTCATCCGAGTTCTCCAGATAATCATGACCTACTGAATTATCAAAACTAACAGCTAGAGCGTCTGATAATATTTTGGGAATCGCACCTTTGTCATTGGACTTGTCTTTTCCGTCCAAGATTGAAATAGACCCCAATACAGCATTGTAGATTGCTCTTTCCTGACAGAACTTTTCGGTTTTGTCAGTAAGCCATTGAACTTTGGATTCTTCATCTTTAAACGAAGCAATTTCATGTAGATACGACTTGGACTTCTCCAGTTCTTCATCCGAGAGATTTCGCCTTTCTTTGACGGCCAATTCAATCGATTCAATCGTTGGTGTAGAATTGTAAGTTTCTGTGAACTTGTTGATTTCTTCATAAATTATCTTTTCAGTTTTGTCAGTAAAGTATTCAGTCTTCAGAAATGGAAGTACCTTACGAAGATAGTCTTCATTCCTAATCAGATTCCTCAATATAACTGTCTCCAATTTCATCCTGTATTCCTTGATTTTGTTCCATGATGCTAACAAGAATGTCACCAATCTTGTTCTTGAAGTTCAAATCTTTCTCCAGTTGATCGGCGTCAAGTGGAGTCTCAACTATATTGTACACGAACCTTAGGTAGATGTCACCAGATTCCTTGTCCTCATCAAATTTAACTTTACCATATTGGTATACAGTATCCTTAAAGATACCATTTAGAATCTTTAGGTGTACTGTTGTATCTTTATCCGATGGTACAATATATGCGTAATCAACGCCTTCAATTAGTGTCTTCATGTTCTTCCTCTTTCTGAATCAAGTCATTATTGGAATATCGATACTTATCTTCAACAAAGTCATTAAAAGATTTCTGATCAAGAATTGGTTGCCAGAACTCTTTAGTGTCAGTATCTTTTTCACGATACTTTTTATCTTCAACTACACCAGTGTCTTTATCTACTTTCGAATACCAACCATTGGATGGTTTAATAACGTGTCCTGACTCGATAGCAAGATCAAGTAGACCAGACCACTTACTGATACCACCATCAAAAGATACAGAAACAGGTATTTTAGATTTTTCTTTAACATATCTAGACTTCTCAACATTAATAATGAAGTTATAACCAACAATTTCTGTGCCAGATTTCTCTTGTTGGCGACCAAGAATAAAAATATTGTCAGCAGAATAGTATGAACCAGTACCACCACCAACGATATCTTTAGGATAAAGTCCAATCTCTTTATATGTATGATTCACAACAATCATTGGAATATCTTTCAATGTGAGATGTGGAGTCACCATCCTAAACAAAGACTTAACTGCCTTTGCACGAGTCATATCTGCAACAGTTTTACCTTCAAGTGCATCATCAACTTCTTTCTTAGAAGCAAGATTACCAATAGAATCAACAATGATAATCAATCGATCACCACGTTCTACATTAGAAATCTGTTGCATGATATCAGACTTTAATTGTTCAATATCAGTAAGAGGAGTATGCAGAACTCTATCAGTATCAATACCGAAAGAATCAAAATATGATTGCGGCGTACCGAACTCAGAATCGTAGAATAAGAGTGCTGCATCTTCGTATTTGTCCAAATATGATTTTGCCATAAAAAGCGAGAATGCCGATTTGAAATGTTTTGATGGACCTGCCCACATAGTGAGACCTGGTGTTAGACCACCATTTAAACTTCCACTTAACGCCACGTTAATAATAGGAATAGATGTTGTAATCATATCCTTGTCATTAAAGAACTTAGACTTCGATAGAATAGCAGAATCTTTAATTGAACTATTCTTTTTAATTTTATCCATAATACCCATAATTTACTCCTAGTCCCAAAGGGAAATTGTTTTCTCAACTGACCAATCCATACAGTCTAGTACTATCTTAATTGGATCAATAAATGATTTTTGAAATTGTGTCTCATAGTCAATGTATCCGTCTAGATTAAACTCTGATGGCAAACGACCAGGAAAAGAAATGACTGATTCTTTCATTGGATTTGGCAACTTCAAATATACAAACTTAATCTTTTCACCGTCTTGGATCAGAGGATACTTTTTCGTTAGATCTTTTTCTTTTAGATGATTATTATATAGTAATGCACCCTTAACATGAATCGGTGTGCCCTTCGCATAGATTGTGGTGTTACTACCATACTCACGAAGTCCATTTACACCACGAGGAAAAGAGATGTCTTCTGGAGGCAAATTATTAAAATCAATTCTAGAATTCTCAATGAACGTATGAATATCAGACTCTGTACCCTTCAACATAATATCAACCGCTTGATGCATCTTATCACGAATTGCTGCAGGTGTCGATGATTTAATCATCTCAAGACCCATGACTTTCACCTTAGGTGTTGCATATTGAACACCCTCGTTATTATACACATGCATGATATAACGTTTCTTAGAAGTCCAAATTGCTTTGTCTGCAAGTGCTTCACGTTTCATTTGCATCTTTTGTGCATATGCATGAACGTATTCGGCAAGTTCTTGATACGATCTATCGATAAACGGTTGAATCTTATCTTCACAAACTCGATCCATAAACTCAATAACTTTATTTGGATCAGTATTCGATTTAAGAAATTTATTGACAATAGGACCAAGTCTAAGATAAATGGAATCTGTATCTGATGCAATAACATAATCATCAGACGTATTCAACATCTTATTCATATACTGATTGAGTTTAGATTCGATCCAACGAATAGAAAATTGACCAGCAGTAGTCACGGCAAGTGCAATACGTAGATCATAGAATCTAAAGTATTGACTACCAAGAGCACCATATGCAGAGTTCAATGACAACTTCTTTGCAAGTTGTAGATTATCATACCGTGCAATTCGTTTAGAAATCTCATACTTCTTTTTTTCATCAGTTTCGACTTCATATTCTTGCTTTGCCTGAAGCATCATCTTCTTAAACTTCTTGCGATCTTCATACATCTCTTCCATCATCTTGGGCAAGAAACCTTGAATATCTGTACGGAAGAATTGACCATTTGGTGTGATTGTTACATTGTGCAATGAAGACAGATCGATCTTTTTCTGAAGAAGAGAATCTACAGTAATACTCTGTGAAACGATTTCACGCATTTCTGGAGTATAGTTTTCTGCATCAATAAGTGTTTCTGGTGATAGATTATATTGAATAATCAAATGTGGATATAGAGAATTCAAATCAAATGATGCAACCCAATCATGTTTACCAACTTGTGGATCTTTGACATATGCACCTTCGAATGCCTCAGTTTTACTCTGAAACACACGTGGTGGAACAACAACATTCTTTGCAAGAAGATGATTATAAGTTAGTGCATCCCACATGCGAGTCTGTGCAAATACATCACTATAATTAGTCTTCGTATCATACGCAAGAGTCAAGGCAAGTTCAAGAAGTTTTAACTTGTCTTCCATGCGAACAATAAGTTCAACGTCTTTGATGTTGTACTCAATAAACTTTTGATGATTTTCTTTGTATAGACCATGAAGACCATCATACTCATCATACGATAATTTACGTTCACCAAGTTCTACGTTGGCGATGTTATCGAGTTTATACGACTCTTGTGATTTACCACCAGGTGAAAACCACTTGTACAATTCAAGATAATCAAGATCAGTAATACCAATCAGTTCATATGCAGTCTGTTTTCGACCTTTGATTGTGATTTCACGTTCAGAGATCATATTCCAAGGAGACAATCTCTTTGCATGATCTTCACCAAGAATCTTTCGAATACGATTAATTATATATGGCGTATCGAAGAAGTTAGTATTCCAACCAGTAATGATGTCTGGATAATTGGCAACCCAATCTTCAAGAAAACGTTTCAATAAAGAATACTCATCTTTGCATCGAAAGTAAGTTACATCTTCACGATCATTATTATATTCACCACAACCATAAACATACATGTTGCCATTATGATATTTCATACCAATAGCAGTCACTGGTTCAGAAGCAATGTATGGATCAGGAAATCCATTCTCTGAACCAACCTCGATATCTAGAAAGCAGATTACGATTCGATCTTTATCCCACTCTACAGATTTTTTATGTTGTTCACCAATGAACGCATATTCATATCGATTGTTACCATAAATGGTTTTGCCCGAGACACCATCAAATTGCTTGTAATAGTCTCGGGCTTCATTAATAGAATCGAATCGAATCTGCTGAAGATATTCTCCAGCTAGATTTGTGTATTTCGTAATAGATTTAGACTTCTCATAAAAAGAAGGCTGATATTTTATCTTGAGTTTGACACGTTTGTTGTCAACAACACCACGATAAAATATATTATTACCAATACATTGTACGTTCGTATAAAAGTGAAAACTCATTAATTAACCAGTGATGATTTGTTTCGATGCGGTGACGATACCAGATCCGAAGATAGAGTTGTACTGACTGGTGATCTGTTCGTCTGGTTCATAAGAGTATACCACATGTGAACCGTCAATGATAGTGATAGAATCAGCTTTTTGTTTTGCAAGAGAAGGAAATGGAACAAAACCAATAGATGGTTGAGATCCTGCAATCTGCGATGGAACCATACGCAATTGAACTGGATTTGAAAGAATCCATTGATTATCTGATGTTTGACCAGTCTTTGAAAGAAGATCTTCACCCGTGACTAGTTTAATACCACGAACGCCTTTATCAATACTCATTTTATTTCCTTATTAAGAATTGGTGGGCCCAACAGGACTTGAACCTGTGACCAATGAATTATGAGTTCACTGCTCTGACCAACTGAGCTATAGGCCCTATGATTGGTGCGGAAGGAGGGATTCGAACCCTCAAGCCTTTCAGCGGCAGATTTTAAGTCTGCTGTGTATACCGTTCCACCACTACCGCGATTAATTAGATGGAGCGGGGAGGAGGAATCGAACACTCCGTACCAGGAAGGTATCCTGGATATTGCCACTATATCATCCCCGCAATAACTACGCTGCTATTCCTTTCAAACGATCAGCAGCATAAGATGCTGCAAAAGCTTTCGGTTTCACCATTGGTACTACATTACACATACCTTTGATGTAACCAATCGCTTCATTAATCACTATACTGGAATTATACATTTCATTTGGGTTAATGTCAAGATGAACTTCAATATCATTCTCGACGATTGCAGATAAATCTAAATACATTTCTGCTACTTTATAAACTTCAGTCATTAGTCTCATTCTTGGTTTCTTATTCACAGAATCATAATCTCGTTCTCTAATGACTTGACCGAAAATTTTGCAACCGTGTTTTCCTGCAATATGCACTACGATTGCTATCGTGTAGTCAGCATACCAAAGATCTCTGATTTTAATTCTTTCAGAGTCACAACCAACATAAAGTTTTGTATCAGGACCGCAACTTTCTACAAATTCCTTAACTTCTCTCAAGTTAATTTCTTTGTTTAACACTTGCTTCTCCTTTTAAAGAACTTCTTACAGAAGTCGCATTATTTATGCTTGATGGAAAACCAAGTATTTATGGTGCCCCTTGACAGAATCGAACTGCCAATTGATGATTACAAATCAACTGTTATACCATTTAACTAAAAGGGCTTATAACTTTATTTATTTTAATCGAGACATCACAGTATCAAAAGACTCTTCAACTTCCCACGTACCATGTGGTGGTGCAAACACATAAGTCACTTCTTCAATAGACTCATCTTCACGGATAGCAATGTTGCGATAAACAGAGATAATCAAATCTTTACGAAGAGCAAGATGTTTGCCTTTATGTGCAGGTGAAGCATTAGTAAGTTTAATAAACATAACAATTTCCTATTGAGTGGTGCCCTAGGAGAGACTCGAACTCTCACGCGATTAAGCACTGGCTTCTAAGACCAGCGTGTCTACCATTCCACCACCAGGGCATTTTATAAATAAAACA